TCATCGTCATCACAAGAAGAAGAAAAGCGCGTTTGATTCCTTTACCAAGTCTTTAAAATTGGATTCAAATGAAATTTATTTTTAAGGGGATTTTTGTTTCTCAAGTTGGAAACAAAAATTAACTGTACTTATTTGGGTGGGATGGCTATGCGTCTCCAATCACTGGAGTCCATATCATTATTAGGAATTAAAATCATGTCATCACGTGGTTCCGGAATCAAATACTTGTCCAATTCATTGCCCTGTTGTAATTCCTCTCGAACTTTCGCTTGAAAACCAATAATAAACGGCTTGTATTCATCAAATTTTTTAGCTCCGGGATATGCCTGAGCCATGTTGGTCAGATAGGGGAATTTCTCTACCACACTGTTAAGATATACAAACAATGACTTTTTATTCTTCATATCATCTAATGCTTGGTAAAATTCTTCGGGGTCAGTAAATGGCTGAGTGGCACTAATGTTGGCTATGGATACCAGTATAATACATTCAAACAAGAGACGAAGCTCAAGTTTGTCTTTAAATTTTACCTGATAACGGTCAAATGATTTCGCAATAGTGGAGACAAACATTTTTGCCCGTTCTTCCGAGGTCAATTCGGTATTTACCAGTAATTCTTCCATCAAGTCGTGGAACAAGACACACAACACAACAATATACTGTTTATCTTGTGGGATATTCATATCAGTCAAAACAGCCGAGGCATTAATCATTTCCACTGACCCATGCTGTGATACTAAATAGTATGGACGAGTTCCTTTCAACATTTCCGCTCCATGCAGAGAATGATCGGTGTCATTAAACATTAATGCTACTTGTTTTTTATCTCGATGTTCTCCGCGTCCCGACTTGCCGATATCATGCAGAAATGCCGAGGCAATAATGATGGGAAAATAGTCTGGGTAAGACCTAATAGTTGTGGCGAATATGTTTTTTGTTTTTAGCATATATTGGGCATACAATGCCGTCCAAATAGAATGCTGTAATAAATCGCCTGCATGCCGGTCTGTTCTTACAGTTTTATACATGGACATTTCTCCAATAACTTTTCCAATCATATTAAAGGCCGTCATCTGGTCATTGTATTGCCAGTCATTTGGATCCGTATAATCTCGTTCCAAAAATGTAGTGTATTGATAACTTGTATAGATGACAGGTTCATTAGAGCTTCCTGACCCATCTGTTTTTGGGTGTTTCTGACGAACATACCCATCATATCCGAATGAATTGCATATACTCATGAGAGCGATATGAAGGATCTCTGGAAAGTCATATTCAGCCAAGTCGGACATGATAAATCGGCGCATAGGGTGAAATGCTTGTTGAAGTTGTTGTAGCGGGTCCCGTTCGGGGGAGATGCGATGATTTATATCTGGATTTTCTGGATAAATAAAGTCGGCAAGGTCATCAAATTGTCTCATGAAATTTATCTTTTCTCTGGAAAATATCGCCACCGTTTCTGGATCTTTGTTGTTTAATTTATCAATGAATGGTTGATAGACATTCTTCTGGAGGATATTAGGAATCTGCCCGTTGTTGTCATAGATTACAGCTCCGAAATGTATCATTAACAAGAACTTGTATTCATCAGCCAGTTCTGGGGCAAGTAAAAATACCATAATGGTGTATGGATCCCATAAATTAACAAAACACGTGGGACGAGTTGTCCGGTAAGAGAGAATACATTTATTTCCACACCTTACTGGTTTTCCTGTCGAAGGAATGTGTTCTGTTCTTGACATTACTTGTGCGGTACTTAGCGAGGTAAATAAAAATATATTGGGAGGGATATCTTTCCGATGAACCATGTCCAGTTTCTTCTCTGTAGTTTCCTGAGCGGTTTGGAGAAACTTTATTTCTTCTTCAGAGAATGTAATGTGCTTATTGTAGTAGTCTTGGACGAGACCAACTGGAAATTCGTAATTTTTAAGTACGAGTTGAGAGTTCCCGAAATACATGTTTTGTCCTTCTTCGAATTCTACAACATTAAAACGCCCGTCAAAAAAGTATTTGCCACATTCAAAACTAAATCGGCTCCTCCCGTATTTGTCTCGGAAATTTTTATTCCTTGTATAGAGAGAATCATAACCACAAACATTTCGAGAAGTATTGAATACTTGAGCTATAAGAGCGGCCATTGATGTTCCACACGGACACGAAGGACCTCCCATAGGAGGAGGATCCAAGATGTTTGCCCATGCAGGAAGAGAAACAATGTAATCGACAATATCAACAGGAGAATAGCTGGGAATTTTCGTGTAGAATTGGTCGGGTAATACGGGGTAATAATAATATGGATCCTGATGATTACGTGCAATGGATAAAATTCTCTGATTTGCAGGATTAGAAAATTGCATCGACAGATACGGGATAAATACGGTTTTTAATTCATTATATAATGAGGGATTAAGTTCGGCACAAAAGGTCAATAAATGACAAAAGAATTTATACAGGTCTGTCTCTTGGTGAGCCACTTTTGAAAACAATACTTCCTTGTATGGTTCTCGAGCTATATCTTCTGGTGTGGGATCTGGGTTATTTGGGGGATAATTGTTAACGATTGCCATTCCATAATCAATAACAACAGGAAGATACTTGGTAGAGATATTAACCTTGGTATTTTTATATGGGTAAGAAAAGGTCATGGGGCGGACGAATCGTCGTAGACGAACATTTTCACAATGAAGATCATTGTGAGCAAATCCATGCTTCGTCTTGGCGTGTTCCAAGGCTAAAAACAACTGAATGATTACAAGCAACAGTTCCTTAATGGATAATATGGGAAGAAGACTTTCTAAAGAGTCTCCCGGAATCTGTTCTACAATTAAAAAGTTTGTAATATTCTTTGGAGTAGCTGACGAGCATAATGTAGTCAATGGACTTAATTTTCCTTTTCCTTGGTCAGCCTGAGAATCATATAGTGTATCGCATTTAAACATGCCATATACAAACATAAAATTAGAGAGACCATCTTCTCGGATATCGTTCAGAGTTTGCCCTACAAGATACTCGTGAACAATTGAATCTGTATTTTTATATTTTGGAAACTTGATAACGAGATTTGTGTCTCCGAATTGAAGGCTTCCAGCCAAAGCAATACCCTCGGCTGAACTGGTCGATAATACTTTTAAATTGTTAATCCATCGTTTCATTTCTGGGCCGATAACATACGGGGTTCTTTTATCAAGTTCAAAAGTATGAAGAATAGTCTTGACGATACACCTCATGAGATTCATAACTTGATAACAACAAAAGTTCCTCTCTACCTGCTGGAACAGGATGTTTCGTTGAAAAAAGTTCATGTTGGCAGCAAGAGTCCGTATATCATCGTCTGGGCAATCCTCTTCTTCCAGTTTTTTAATTTGAGTCAGATGCTTTACCAACCAATCACTCATTATTATATACCCCAATATTATTTTTAATTCATTTCTATTCAGTAAATAGAAAAGAAAGACACAAGTTTAATCGACATAAACCATCGGGCCCGGATTCCCAATCTCGTCATATACATCATTATTATTAACATATTCCGAGGGAACATCATCAGTGTAGGATGGAATATCAGGGTAGGATTGGGTAGGAACAACATCAGGGTAGGATTGGGTAGGAACAACATCAGGGTAGGATGGAGTAGGAACAACATCATGACACAACGGGCATTGCACCTGAGGACACGACGGAACTGGAGGGCATTGCACAGGAGGACACGACGGAACAGGAGGACACGACGGAACTGGAGGACACGACGGAATCGGCGGGCACGGAACTTTACGTGGATGCATTGCCACCACACCAATCATGAACAGAAGAAATACACATACGGCTATTCCAATGATAAGTTTTCGATTCATTTATATATAGCCAAGAAAAAATTTTAACATTTTCCATTATAGAATAATCTTCGCATAGCACAATCTACCTTTTTCCGGTCAGCCATATCAGCTGATTCTAGGACACTAGTCTGGACATAATCTAAATCAGGTTGTGGCTTGGGTACAAACGGATGTGAGGAATCATATGCGGAAAACATGGGGCGAATAGAACGATAGTTAAATTTCTCCTTAACTACCATGGCTACAAGTCCGATGACGACTACTACAACAGCAAGTACTATCAATCCAATACGTTTGGTATCCATCTTATTGATAAGAAAGATTTTCTTATCAATAAAAAATTTTATACATCTACTGGTTTCCTGCACATGACCCTTGGAAATTTTTACCGCTACGCATGATACAGTTCTCTTGTAATACATCCTTATCGAATGCAGAAACATTGAAGCGTGGCTTGAATTGTGAGAGCTTGTATTGAGGTGCTTGTACTGCTTGTCGACGAACATATTGGTATCCCAATTGAGTATCATAGTTTGATCGCACTTGGTTCTCATAATCAGCTTCTGCTAAATCATCACTTCCAACACCTGGCATATTGATGGCATCAGCGTTCAGATATGTCGAGTATTGTGGTCGTAAAAGACCTTCATCTGTCATACGATCAAGAGGGCTAAATCCAACAGTCAGAGTGTTGATGCTATCACGAGGAACACCAGCTACACCCGAATCACTAACATTTGCGCGGTCAGGATTGACAGTGGCTTCCGGATCCAGTCCGGCCAAACTCATAGATTGATAATTAGCCGCATTACCGGTAGTCACAGCGAAGGAACGAATCGATTTGAACGAGAAATCACCCATTATATCTTATGATAACTTTATAAATGGAAAAAGAAAAAGAAATTTTTTATTTTATTCTTCATCTATTCTTCTTACTTCATGTAGTCAATAATAGGATTGTTATGGCTATCACCACCAATAGCCTCTAATGCCCGACGGTATTTCTCCTCATACTCCTTTTGGTATTCCGGATGCTTCTCATCGAGATCATTCATTTCAGACGTGGTCTTTTTAATCAGCTTCCCACAGTCACGAATCTTTCTCTCACATTCCTCTTGAATCATACGTAGGTTAGCACGCTTAACACGGAGTTGGGTGTAATAATCCAAATCATCAATTGAGATTTCCTTGTGCTCAGTGGTATCAGCCAACAACAACTTTTGTCTCTCTTGCATATCCTTCATTTCCTGAGATTCCTTTTTCTTTTCTTCTACGACCTTTTCTTTAGCAATCTTGTCCATCTTTGAACGGATATCAACTTCGGATACCTTGCCAGTATATCGTGAGTTTTCAGTGAGCGGGAACTCGTGACCTACCAATGAGATATCATTCTCATTATAACTATCGGAAAATTTAATAATATTTTCACATCGTTCCACAGCTTCTTGCTCCGAGTTTGTCGTTCCACGGCACTTGACAATACCATACCATCCATCAGAGTCGGGTTTAGCTCCTTTTGATGGAACAAATGTGTGGATACAATAGTGCTGTTGTGGAATAGGAGGGTCAACACGGAAGCGAACTTTCTTGGGGAAATCCATTTCAACAAAAGTTTTATTTACCAGTGAGGCTGTTGCTTTTAAAGTTTCTTCGTCAGTAAGAGGTGGAGCAGGGGCAATAGGTTGTTCCTTGTGTACTTGTAAAATACATGCCGGAACATGAACGTTTGAAGGTAATTGAGCCATTTTATTTAGACTTGTATTTTTAAATATTAAAAGGATAAAACATCTGCTTTAATTTTCTCCAGTGTCGATCCGTCAATGATGGGTTTGTATTCAGAGTCAATCATGGTGGTTATCTTGGCTTTAATTTGGTCGTCTATCTCGGTGGTATTCACGTTCGAACTGTAAGTTTTCTGCCGTTCAGGTGTGAGAGCATTGATGATATCAGTCTGAATCTTGCCTGCCTTTTCCATGATTTCATTTTTAACCACTTCTTTCGTTACCAATCTACCAATGTTTGGGTTGGTATCCATATGGGCAAAGGAAGATAAACAGCGGGTAATTCTTCCCGTAACACATACAGGATTTCCATTGTTCCATGAATCACCTAAATTCTGGATAAATGACTTGGTTAATTCTTCTTTATTGGGTTGAGATAAAATACGAGCATAAAGATGCCCTAAAAAGAACTCTTCAGTCTTTCCATTGAGTTTTACCAAGCCCTGATCCTTTTCTTTGATTGTGTTTAACATTTTACTGGCATTTTCTATCTTGTGTTGATATTCTGCTCTCTCCTTTTCCGGCAAGGATTGAACCAGATAGTTTTTAATCATGTAAATATTTGGAACAGGTCTGTGTGCCATTTCGTTCTCTTGTTGGATCGTTTTAAATTGTTTAACCAAGTCTTCGTTCAGCATATGGTCATGAACGTTTTGAGTATCAATCTTCCATGCCACTTTTCTCTTGTCCCCTTTCGTCTCTTTTTTTCTTCCCGCCTCAATTCTTTCGTCTCTTCCTTTTTTCTTCCCGCCTCAATTCCTTTTGTTCTCTTCTTTCTCTATGCACAAGTCTATTGATCTGTTGTTGTGTGGCTTCAATTTCTCGCTGTAATTGAATGGTATTGGGAAGGACATCATGAAACTCATCGTATTCTCGCAAGTCATTAATGTCTATACGGTTCTGGAGACGGTCTAAAATCACTCGTGCCTCTTGTATTTCCACAGGGTCTTGGAAAATAAGAGATTGAGGGAAATAAGCCGGTTGTTTCCTCACCTGATCTTGTATTTGGTAAAGAGAATTTAAATATAAATCTTCAGCTACTTCTGGTTCCCCATACTGATGATCGTATATAGTTCCAATTTGAAAGACATCAAAGGGGGTTTTATCATCCTTTTCTTTTAATTGTTCTAAAACTTTTTCCGTTTCTTTTGTGGGAAGATTTCCCTCCAACATATCAAAGTTTATTCTTGGGGTCTCGTATAGTTTCCAGAGAATTAAACATACACAAATCCCAAGAAGAATATACACAAGAATTGTTCTCATTAGATTATAAATAGAAAATAAATAATTTATTTTTACAAGATGTTCTTGTAAAAATGTCTAACAACTATACCTCTCTAAAGTAGAGCGTTGAATGAAGCACATCTCATAGTCTTTGCCTCTCTTATTTACGACCAGAAAATGAAGGTCATAATTGAACCCTCCAAGCTGATAACACCGTGATTTGGCGAGATAGTCATCAACGTCCTTTTTATTATCAAAAATAATAAGATCGGCATTGGCCAGAAGCAGTTTGGGTGTTTTTTCATACGTTCCAATACTTAAAATATGAAAGTCATTATACCTATCAAAATTCTTTTTCAACGCCACAATATCAGTCCAATCGGTAGACGGATCTTCCCAATTTAATATCATGTTTTTATTGGGTTTTTCGGCTATTTTACTGATTTTATCAACGCTATTTGAGGGGAAAATAAGAGATAGATATGTCAGTATAGGCCGTAATTCAGGGGAGGAAAGTCTGTCTGACAATAAACATACACACATCTTTTCCTCTTCCAAAGGAAACTTGGAGAATGAAAATGACCTGTATTCAACGTGACGTTCTTTCGCTACTTCAGCCATTAATTATATAGACGTATATTTAAATCAGAAATGAGACGACACAAGCATATGTATCAAGAGCGGAGCGAATAGTTCCAGACTCGGCATATGTATCGTTTTCTTTTTCAATGAGTAGTTCTATCTGGATTGGATAATGAGTTGAATGATATACACATCTATCTTCCCGACGTTCCTGTAGTTGAATCTTGTCTGTAAGAGTAGTATTCCGAGATAACACTGATTTAAATTCTTGCGAAGAAAGAGTTGACTTGTTGGGGAGTTTATCCAGCATTCGCGTCTGAAACGAAATCCATTTCAAGTCAGACAACTTCTCTGTATTTCCAATTGGAGTATTGTCCCCGTCCACGAGAGCCACAATATATTGGTTATCATCACACAATAAACAACCAATTCGAGCATAGTAAACCCCAATTGGAATATTATTTCGTCGAGGGATGGTCGATAATTTAGTCAGAGTAATGTTCCCAAAATAGTTTGCCACGTCTGTATAAATACGGTTCTTGTCCTGTATGTTGTCCATTGTATAGTAGATTGTTATCTTAAACTTGTATTTAAAAAATTCTAAATTGAGTGTTAAACATCACCACCCTTATGTAATGGAGACCGAAGCAAAATATCAGACGTCTGTTTATTCTTCCCCTAATTTTTCCCAACATATTTCTTCTGCCCAATACATGGGATTGGTGTTGTCGAGTGGAGCCACTAAAGGAGTAGTTCAGTTGGGAATTTTGCACCGACTATACCAGCTAAATAACTTGTCGTCCATATCAGTTTATGGTGGAAGTTCTATTGGAAGCGTCATTAATCTATTACTGGTGGCAGGATATTCTCCTCTGGAAATCTTTTCCAATGTATGCACTAAAAACATCTTTCAAATCAACAAGGATCAACTTCAACTCTCGAAAATGATTCCGAGAATCCTATCGTCAGGAGGAGGCTTGGTAATTGACCCGCTATTTACCCCTATTGAATCATTGATTATGGATAAGTTTGGAACGATTCCTTCTCTGTTGGAACTATATCAAGCCACAAAGAAACACTTTATTTGTGCCACGTACAACATGACTCTTAATAAAATGGAATACATCTCTCACAAGACTCATCCTGAATTAAGTTGTATTGATGCCGTGAAAATGTCATGTTCCATTCCTCTGCTCTTTGAAAAGTTTCAATACAATGATTGCCTATACATTGACGGGGCATTATGTGATAGTTTTCCTGTATCGGCTGTAGAAGAATATTGCTCTAAAAATATCGAATCAAACCGTAGAATTTTGGGGGTCAATATATATGGACATTCAAACTTGGGTGGAGATATTGAAAAGGAATTTGAGGGATGGGAATCTATACAAAAAACAATCGAGTTATGTAGATACATTCATGAAATCGTCAATATTCCCATATATACCAACAATCAAAAGTCAATACATTTAGCTTCCCCAAATACGGATATCATATCTGTCTCATTAAATGAGTCGAATTTCTCCTTGTCAATTCCTCGCCAGAAACTGTTTGATTTCTTTTCTATTGGAACGAAAACTGTAGGCTCAATTGTAGGACACGATCAGGAACAAAATGAAGTGGTCTATGAAGAAGCATTTACAGACAATGATACGGGGTGTAAGAAACGAAAAATAAAGACAGAATGACCGAACGAATGTGAGGGGGTCGAACGAATGAATGTGTAGCGGAATAATAATTTGTATTGTATTAATACAAATTAATCACGTCGTTTATGTTATCTATTTTGACGCCTTCTTTGCCTTCTTCGACTTCTTGACCTTCTTAACCTTGTGGCTCTTAACCTTGTGGCTCTTAACCTTGTGGCTCTTAACCTTGTGGCTCTTAACCTTGTGGCTCTTAACCTTGTGGCTCTTGCGTTTCGGGCTCTTCTTGTGGCTTACCTTGGCTAGCTTCTTGCTGACAACCTTCAGCTTCTTGCTGACAACCTTCAGCTTCTTGCTGACCTTCTTCAGCTTACGAATGAGCTTCGCTTTCGACGATTTTTTACAAACAACAGATCGTTTTTTTGATGCTACCATTTTATCAATAGTCAAGATTAAAATTTTTTATTTTTTAAATAGGGTATCTTTTTTATCCTCGGTTTTCGGAGGAACTCTCTCAACATATTCTTCTTCTACAGGAATAGAAATGTCTTGTCCGTCTACAATCTTTGGAGTCAAGATAAAATATACAGGAAACTCTCGGGTAAAAATGGTCTGAAAAAATAAATCATTGCTTACATCTTGATACCATTGGATTGCCTCGATCTGTTTTCCAAATAGGAAACTATTCAATCCAACCAACTTCATGTATTCATTTTCTGCCATGGTATCATCTGGTAATGTGTCTTGTAAATAAGTTCGAATATCCGAAACATCAAATGAGTATGGGTCTGACGTTCCAAGACGCTTTGAATCTAACAAGACCTCTCCAATCTTGAGAATAGGTGGGAACCGTAAAGTGTCCTTGTCAAACTTCCATCCTTTTAATAGCCCAACACTTGGAATTTCATAACAATTAGGGGGAACGAACCTCTCCTTTTGCGTCAGATGGTATGTTCGTTTCTTCAACATGGTTTATTCTTGTTATAATAGGTCAGTGTTTATATCATTTTTAAAGGGGAATTTAAAATCTAAAAAAATGATTTTGTGAGATAATTTCATATACTAAAAAAGATGTCTCATCAAATCGCTCTGACTACTGTGAATCATTCGGGAATGGAACTTGTCGGGTATTCCATTGGGTTAGAAAACAATCTCTTGTATCAACCAAACAATAGTCCTGATGGTTCAATCGTCAAGTATGACTGTGATACTGTTGAGGTAGGAGGAGGAGAGCTTATTCCAGTAGTATATTATGATAGAGATGAAATTTCTGGGTGTCATATTGGAACGTGTAATGGATATGAGTTGTTGTTTCAACCCAACAACGGACCAGATGGATCAGTCGTGGCTTTGAATGAACATCATACTTATGTTGGAGGTCTGGAAGTGATTCGTCAGGCTATCAATGACAACTTTGACAGCGATAGCGACGATGGAGATGACGAATACAGTGAAGATAGTGCCACATAAAGGAACACAGGGAGGGTAATGCCCACTAAAATTCAAATACCACCACTTACTTCTTGCACGGGGATTTGCGATGATATTTACTCTTTGGAGAACGAGCAGGGAGTTTCTTTGACTTGGAACAATATTTTGCCACCATCTTTTTGTACAATTTACTGTTCTTCTTGGGAATTGTATGAGTCGTGTTTGCTTTCAAACGAATGAATTCCCTAGAGATTGATTTCCACAATACAGCACGAGCAGACCCAACCATCTTGGCCTTGGGAGTTGT